TAATGAAAATTATTACAGAGATTTAGAAGATATTGATTTGACGCCAACAAAAGGAATGGTTGAAGCGGCAAAAAGAGGTTTGGAACTTAGAAAAGAATTTGGAAGAGGTGGAACTGAAGTTGGAGTGAAAACTGCTAGAATGATAATAGCTAATGAGTTAACAATTCCAAGAGTTAAAAAAATGTATGCTTACTTTCAAAGACATGAAGTTGACAAACAAGCAGAGGGTTTTGAACTTGGAGAGGATGGTTTTCCATCAGCTGGAAAGATTGCTTGGATGCTTTGGGGCGATGACGCTGGAATGAGCTGGTCAACAAAGAAAAGAAACCAAATTGAAAAGGAAGAAAAAGAAGAGAGAGTTTCGGCAAAAATAAAAAAGGCTTTGGAAAAAAAGATGAAAGACCACAACGAAGAGGTTTCGGATATGAGTATTGATTGGAATGCAAAAGTTTCTTTAAAAACATTAGAAAAGGTTTTTGATAGGGGCGTGGGAGCTTACAATACAAATCCAAGTTCAGTGAGGCCAAGTGTTTCAAGTCCAGAGCAGTGGGCCCTGGCGCGCTGTAATAGCTTCCTTTATGCTTTGAAAAAAGGTAAATTTAGAAGTGGAAAACATGATACAGATTTATTGCCATCAAACCATCCAGTAGTAGAAAAAATGAAAGAAGATAAAAATTTAAGAGCAAAGGTCGGTTCAATGATAACAGATGGAATTGAACTTCCTTTATATGATTCAAAAGAAGAGGCGGAAAAAATGGCTGAAGAGTTAGGTGGGGAGCCTTCTTTTCACACTCATATTTTAGATGACAAAGAAGTTTACATGCCATTTGAAAATCATGAAGAGGCTTTGAAAGTTATGGGTAAGCCTGAAGATGAAGAAATGGAAATGGAAATGGAAGATGAAATGGTTGAAGAGGAAGTTGAAAACAACCATCATTATGAAGATGAGGAAGAGGAAAGAAAACAAATAAGAAATATTTGGGATAAAAAATATAATGACATTATGGAAAAAAGAATATACAATTTAGAAACTAGAGTTGAAACAACTGAAAACAACAAAGATGTTGTTGTTGGATATGGAAGTGTTTTTAACAGTAGAAGTGAAAATCTCGGGGGATTCTTCGAGTTCATCTCACCAACTGCAATAACTGATGAAACAATTAAAAATTCAGATGTGCGAGCTCTCATAAATCACAATCCTGACCTCATCTTGGCACGTTCAAAGTTTGGTGAGGGGAATCTTAATCTTTCAATTGATGAAACTGGATTAAAATATTCTTATGAATTGCCTGACACCACTTATGGAAGAGATTTGGGAGTCAATCTTAAAAATGGAAATATAAGTCAATCTTCTTTTGCCTTCACAATTGCAGAGGGTGGGGATTCATGGACAACTGATGAGAATGGAAATGATATTAGAACAATAAATAAAATTGATAGATTGTTTGACATCTCTAGTGTTACATATCCAGCCTATAATGAAGCAAGTTCGGATTTGGTAATTGCACAAAGAGGGCTCCAAAAATATAAAGAATCAATAAAAAGAAAAGATGAAGAAAACGATTTAGTGAAGCGTTCGCTGGCTAAACTAAAAATTGAAATTGCAAAGCGAAAATAATAGTAATAATAAAAAATAATAAAATGAAATCAAGTATTGAATTAAAAGAATTGAGGTCAGATTATATTTCAAAGCTAGAAGTTATAAAAGAAACTTGTAAAGCTGAAGAAAGAGATTTGACTT